TGGCTATTCGCTTTAATCTACTTTACTTCCTAATCACCTATCAAAAAACTATCTATACTATGAAAAACATCGATCAAAAAATCAAAGCACTACAAGCATCTATCTTTTCAATCCTTGAAGACTACTTACCTAGTTATGACGAAGCAGGGGAAAGCGAGTCTATACAGATGACTTTCAGCACTTGTGATAATCTTGAAGAATTAAATTTCCAATCTGGCGACAACTCTTTCTCTGGTGATTGTTACTTTCATAAGCACTGGGCTGTAACAGAATTAAGTGCAGAAGATGACCTTGAAGAATTGTCTATTGATCTTGCTGAACAGCTTGCCGATTGCGTACTTGAACAAGCTTAATCTTACCTGACCTTACAAAATGAATACTTACATAGAACATAAAAACCTTATTCCGTACTTACTTGAACTTGGATGGATGATTGCCAAAGATACTTGGACGGATTGTCCGCAAAAAGTATACGACAAGCTTGCAAAGTTATCCGTGGATGATCTTGAACTTGTATGCATGGAATACCACAGCGACATTACATCCGATTTAGTCACTAACCTTACCTGACCATATGAAAGAAGAAATAATAAAACTAATGGATATATATTGCGATTTACACGACCTCAGAAAAGGTGAGATTGCAGATTGTTATGACGATCAAAACGATTTATTAGATGACCTGATTTATAAGATGGAACAATCCATGAAAAGTTTACAATCTTATGAGCAAAAGCATTCAGTGAGCAAAGCGAATGAATGCGTTGGAGCGTAGCGACATGAAAATAGAACAACCTACCGAAAACTCTCTTTATGTGACCATTGGCAACTTTACCTATTACTTTGACGATTCAATAGATGGTGAGGTAATTGTAAAACGATGGCGTACCGATGAACCTAGAGATCGTTTTAATGTTAAGGATATAAGTCCTGAACTTTTACAAACAACTGAAAACGAATAAACCAAAATGAACTATCTAATAGGAAACCATAAAATCGTAGAGTGGGGGGTCTTTGCTGAGGTTGAGGACTCTACCGATCCAGAATTAACGCAACAGATAGAACTTGTCTTACCTGACCATATCCAACAGGAAATATACAAGCTTATTACTGATAACATAGACCAAGCCAAAGCGATTGAAGCAATGGCACAATTTTAACCGAAGATGAATATACAAGACCAAGTTTACAAATTAATACAAGAAAGATTGAAACGCATTTGTTTTGATACATGGACCAAAGCTAAAAAGAACCGTAAAGGTAGACTTATGGGTTTTTTAACTTATCCGGCTGAGGTGGACCATTTAATAGAGTTATCCAGTAAAGTCTTAGACATGGACCAAGACCAAGCAGAAACGATTGCAACCGAAATAACAACTGGGTCCATACAAGATCTTTACCTTAAATCGACATGAGCGTTACTATCTACTTAACCGATCACAACGGACGCAAGATTGCTTTCTTCTATCGAATCGATAACGAGCGATACCTTACCTGTCCTCAGCTTATATGGGCTTGTCGAGATTATCCAGAGTACCAAGGCACAGCGGAAAGCAAAGAGGACTTCATGGAGCAATGCAAATCTGTCATGAAAGAGCTTAACCGATCCTTACCTGCCCGTAAAAAATGTAAAGAGTGCGATTCAGACTTGCACTTGCGAGAAAACGAAGGCACAACTTGTAACGAACATAACTTTAACCGATAAAAACCAAATACCTAAAATGAATACTACTACTATTATTAATAATCAAAATGTCCTTAAATACTTCACACGTTTAAACGCTGATGTGAACGGCAACCCTCGTTATAAAATATCTGCTAGTGACTTAGCTGAGCTGGCAGGTGTAGCTTATAACCGATCCGAAACTGCTTACGATAACTTGGTCAAAGCTGTCCGTAAATTAGGGGCAGGAAAACTTAACACAAGGAAACATCCTTACAGCATCAAAGTAACTTCTTACAACATCGTAAGAACCGCTACTTACCTGCTCGAAAAACTTAAATAATATGTACTACATAAATTATAAATACTACGAAAAAAAGATAAACATGACCCTTGAATCCTTTGAAACTGAAAGTAAAGCAAAACTGGCTTTGTATGAGTACAGATATTTTGATCCTTTCGGTAAATACTGGATAAGCAGACGCTGTTGTAAAGTTTGGGGTATTTCTTGACGGCATGACTGATAACCTAACCGACCCAGATTTCTTACCTATGAACGACCTATGTAACGACAGCTTGCGGGCTTTAATACATCATTACCTGTCCGTGAGGGATAAGCTACCCGACAACTTAACTCTCCGTGAACGCTTGGTTGAGCTACAAGACGAGCAGTTAAAGCGACAGATCGAAGCCCTTGGCAATTACGAACCAATCGGAGACGATATAAAGAACCAATTGAATAACCAATGACCGAAGGAGAATACATTATGAGTATGCTTGGCTTATTTTGCCTGTCCGTGATCGGTCTTATCCTGTTGGCGTGGATGTACGATGACCTTTAAGACCGGACTATTTAACCGAACCTCGTGGGTTATACCTAACGAGATAAAATACAATAAAGAACCTATGAACGGAGTAAACTACGACAATTGGCTGAACGCTAACAACCCATACGATGAAGCAGATGAAGAAGAAAGAGAAAGAGAGTACCATTTGGCAGAGATTAAAGGACTTACTGAAGAGGAGATCGAAGATTACCTGTTCGCCCAACGCATTGAAGACCCACGCAAACGCTGACATTTTTTGGGAGGCGGAAGCGGACATCATAAGAGAGGAGCTACGAAGTGGAGGAAAGCTATAACGATTGGAGCGTATCTGTCCGTCATGACATCGACTGGTCTAAGGTTGATCCGAAAGCTATCAACGATGCCTACCAAAAGTTCTGGTGTAACACCGAGGTGAAACGCTTTGAGCGGGACAAGGACGGAAAACTGGTGGCGATACGCACGGACATTCAACGGATGAAACCGAAGAGTACCTTTGATAACTTTGAGAACCTCAATAGGATAGTATGAGTAACGAAAAAGAACCTACCCGTGGACCGACTTGGCGGATGAGGGAGTGGGGACGCACAGCGTACCGTAACCGACAAGCAAAGCTGAGAGCTGATGGTGAGAGTAGCAAGACGGAGTCAGCGAAACGATTGCTCAAGGTGATGGCTCCGAGGTTAGGTAAGAGGGTGGATGATTTCATGTACACATTCGGAGGTAACACACAGCACACTACACCGTTATTCCTTACCTTCGTACTTGATATGTGTCCGTATCAGATAGCTTCGATGGCTATGCAAACCGTGCTTGATAACCTACAATTTAACTTACCTGTCGGACGGATGGCGTATAAGATCGGCAAAGCATTTGAGAACCAGGCGAGGTGGGACAAGGCGGTCGAAGAAATGCACCCACACAAGCGTGACTTACTTGGTCTTGATGATCGGTCCAAAGCGATGAAGCTCAAGCAGTTCTACGACTACGAAGACGAACGGTTCACGCTTTGGGATAGTAAGTGTAAGGCTGGACTGGGTGCTTGGTTATTGGAAGAGATACGGATAGAGACGGGTATATGGGAGGTCGGATTTGCAGTAGGCACTCAGAAGGGACACAAACCGGAGCGTATCTGTTCACCTAGTGGTGAGTATACAGACTGGGTCAAACGATTTGATGCGTGGAAGGAGACGACTCGTGTATTTAAGATGGCGTTGCCTGATGAACCGCTTGATTGGTACGAGTTAGTGGGTGGTGGGTACAGCTTAAAGCATATGCCACCGCAGGAGTTCTTTACTGGTAAGCCGTTGTCTTGGTTCAAAGAACACAAGCGTAGCTACGAGCACGCCTTCTCTGCTGTTAATAAGTTACAGAAGGTAGCGTGGCAGATTAACGATGATATGTTATCTATTGTACGGCAGTGTTTTGATAACAAGCGAGTAGTCGGTAACATACCTAACTTCAGTGAGATACCAGAGCAACCGAGGTACACAGGCGGTGACGATCACGAGTTACGGGCGTGGAAGCTAAAGCAAAAGGACATCAAGAGCGTGAATGAAGCGAACAGCAGTAAGCGTTACTTAACCGTCCGTATCTTACACCTCGCCAAGCTGTATAGTGAGTGGGATAAGTTCTACTTTCCGTATAGGTGTGATTACCGGGGCAGAGTGTACGCTATTCCGTACTACTTACATCCACAAGGGTCTGACTTAGCTAAGAGTTTGTTAGACTTTGGTAACGGTCAGCAGGTGGTGGATGAAGAGGACTTGGAAGCTGTACTTATACACGGAGCTAATATGTGGGGAGTAAAAGGTACAAGAGCGGAGCGACTTGAGTGGGTAGGTAAGCGTCAGAACTTTATACTTGAAGCAGCGAACGACCCACACGGAACCGATTGGTGGACAGAAGCAGGCGATCCGTTTTGTTTCCTTCGATTCTGTCTGGAATATAAGCAGTTCACTGAAGAGGGATACGGCTATGTATCGTACCTGCCCGTCCGTCAAGATTGCAGTAACAATGGTATGCAAATCCTATCCTTGTTACTACGGGACAAAGACACCGGTCGTATGTGTAACTTAGTAGAAGAGGACCGGGCTAATGATATGTACCAAGAGTTTGCTGACCGTGTGTACGATGAGCTAAGAGCGGACGGTGGCGTGCTTGCACAGGAGTGGTTGAAGTTTGGCATCACTCGTAAGTTAGCAAAGCTTGCCGTTATGAACAGACCATACGGTGCTACCCACTATAACTTGGTACAAGATGTATTTAAAAGCATCGGTGTTAATCATAACTGGTCATCGACTGGTGAGATGCTCACTGCTGTTATCTATTTATGTAAGATCGTCAACCGATTGGCAGACCAAGCGTGTCGTCCGGTCAATAGAGTGATGAAGTTCTTACGGGAAAGTGTACGAGCATTAGGATGTGACGAACCGATCACCTGGTCTACACCTACAGGATTTAAAGTAGTGCAAAGCTACCGCAAGTTTAAGAAGCTAAAGGTTGAGTCTGTCTTTCAGAATATGAATATCAGCATCACAACAGATGAGCTAGCAGACACCATCGATCAGAAGGGACAATGCAACTCTATCACTGCTAACTTTATCCACAGCTTAGACGCTTGTATTGTACATCAAGTTGCTAATGATGTTGACTTTGACCTCGCTACTATTCATGACTGTTTCGTAACACACGCTTGTAATGCACGCAGAATGAATACAATTGTAAGAGAGATGTACGCAAAGACTTTCACCGTTGACCTCCTAGGCGAGTTCCGTGCGGAGCAAATCAACAACAACCCAGAAGCAGTACTGCCTGATGTGCCGGAGCTTGGAGACTTAGATGTGTCCGCAGTAAAACGCCAGCAGTATCTGTTATCTTAAACCAAATAATAAACACTGAGAAATATGACAGTAAAAGCACGAAAGAAACACGATATAATTAAAGCACGAGGCATCGCTAGATACGCCCACTTGAATGAACCGAACAAAAGGTTTGATGAGTACGGTGTGTATAGTTGTGACCTAGTAATTGATGAAGCAGCCAAACAGGAAATAGTAAACAAGATCAAACCTCTGTACGAACAGGAGTTGAAGGATGTTATGGAAGCTAACCCCGGTAAAAAGATCGAGCAGAAGGGCTTACCTTTTAGCGAGGTTGACGGCGGACATATGTTGAAAGCCAAGTTGAAAGCTGGAGGTAGAAGGCGTGACGGCACGGAGTACGAATTAAGCATGGCTTTGTACGACGCTAAAGGACAACCGTTACCAGAAGACGTACAGGTTTGGGGAGGTAGTGAAGTCAACGTAGCATTCCGTCCTAAGTTCTGGTTTGTACCAAGTCAAGGATTCGGAGTGACCTTTGAGTTGAATGCTGTACAAGTTATAGAATTAAAGAACGGAGGCGTAGGTGGTATAGCTGCTCAGTCCTTTGGGTTTACAGAAGAAGAAGGATACATAGCAAACGGCGGTGAAAACTTAGACCAAGCATTCGATGCCGAAGAAGAGACAGCGGAAACGCTCACAGCGAACTTCTAATTACCGCTCTGGATTTGAAGCTAAACTAGCACACCAATTACAGCGTGGTGGTGTTAGCTTCCAGTACGAGTCGTTAAAGTTAGAGTACACAAAGACTGCTACCTACACTCCTGACTTCATACTACCTAATGGCATCATCATAGAAGCTAAAGGTTTATGGACGGTGGAGGATAGGAAGAAGCATCTACTAATACGAGAGCAACATCCACACCTAGACATAAGACTGGTATTCATGTGTGCATCTAACAAGATTCGTAAAGGAAGCGACACCACCTACGCTAAATGGTGTGACAAGAAAGGAATAAAATATGCAAACCAATCAATACCTAAATCATGGCTTTCACAGCAACCCATCAACCATGCAGTAAGTGCGGAAGTTCAGACGCCCTCTCCACCAACGACGACGGTAGCA